GGCTTACATTGTTTATAATGGCGTTATTCGTGGTACTATTAGTGTAACAATCTATCAAGAATCCATAATAGTCATTGGTGCTTCCAAATTCCACCCAATCTTCTCGCTTTGCTTCCTTAATAACTGGCGGCTCATAGGCTGCCAATTCTAATATGTGAATGTCTTTACTCATAAATTATAAATTCATTGTTTGATGGTCTACTTGTAAACTGCCCATCATTTACAGAATACGTTGCCACAGGTTGGTTAGTACAAAAGATTCTATCAAGATGTACTACATCAGTTCCGTTTTTAATTACAAGGTTATAAAAATGATTCTGCTTAATATCAAAGATAGCAGTAATTGTGTCATAGTAATCTCCATTCGTGTTTATGTCTATTGTGACTTCCACCTCTGTATTGGTTTGGTCATCAGTAATAAACATACTACCATACGTTTGGCTTCTTGGTATAAAGCTAAATGTTTGTTGTGTCGCTATCTCTTGTAATATAATCATCTACTATAATAACTAAAATAGTGATTTTTTGTTGCCCTTTTGAAATGTAAGGCAATAAAAAAGGCACTCCTAAAAGTGCCTCTTTGTTTGTGTTATGAAAGGTATAAGAAAGATTCTTAAGAAGTTTCGATTACTGCATCAGTTGCTGCACCATCTGCAAAGGCAGTTGCTAATTCCGCTTCTGTTGAGCAATCAATAAATAGTGGTGGAAGCTCCTCTTCAGCCATAAAAGTGAGTTGGTAGCCGTTGAAGTCTCCAAGCGCAGCTCCCGTGCCGATAGTACCCGCTGATACATCGCATCCTTGAGCAAATCCAAGCATAAAGAATTGGTCAGTCATAGACCTTGCAATGATTCTTGGTCTTCCGTAAGCAAGTAGCTTCACTTGTTTGTGGGTTACAACGTCTTGACGCTTTAAATTAACTACTAACTCTTGACCGAAGAATGTTGTTCCATTATCTCTCGATGCGTTGATAGTTGTATTTAGGGCATTAGCCGTTGATTTTAATTCGTATTTGTACATTGTTAATGCAGATGCTGGAGTCCAAGTCACTAATTGGTCTTCTTCTCCAGGTGTTGCAGTATCAAATGTAGCAGTATCTTCATTCAAATCGTCGAAGTTGATTATATAGATTGCCTTGAGACCGCTTACGCTGTCTTTACACTCCTCAACTCGTCCGTGTGTGATATCGCATGACATATTTTAAAGTTTTTTATTGTTTATAAAAGAGAGGGCTTTAACACCCTCTCGTTAATTAGTCTTCTTAATTTACTGCGTTTGTGATTCCGTATGTTACGATATCGTCCACGATTGCGTACTGCGCTCCAGCTGCCATTCTCATAATTACTCTCGCGTTGTTGCTTCCGTCTAAATCGCTCATATCCAACAATTTAACTTCTTGTAAATCTGAATTTAGAGAGCATCCAAAGAACAAGTTTGACTTGTTAGTTGCGATTGCAGTTCCGTTTGCCAATCCATTAGCCATAAAGATTTTTACACCATCAAAAGCCAAGTCTTGTCCCATTCCGTACCATAATGTACCTTTGTTGTCTACACCATTTGCACCAGCGTTGTTAGCAATAGAGCCAAATCCACCTAAAGCACGAACATAAGCACGAGCCATATCTTGAGATAGATAGATGAATAAATCCTCGCTTCCGTAAACGCTTGATGGTAAAGCATCAACAATTTTTCCAAGCTCGTCTATAATTGTCGTGGCAGATGCTGCAACTCCAGCAATTTCTTGTGCTGCTGGTAAACCAGCGTCTAAAGCTACTTGAGTAACGATTCCGTCATACTCGCCAGATACCGCTGCATCTCCTCTCCAAAAGTTTACTTCATTTCTTGCAGCTACTTTCTCTGCTACATATCCAATCATATAATCTTCAAAAGATTTAGGTAATACATCAAAAGATGAATAGCCTTGCTCAACGCCTTGCCATGTGTTATGGAAGTCAAGCTTACAAATTTCAAGATTTACTTGTAGGTCTTTAACCTCAAGAACTCTCTCTGTAAGTGTAATAGCATCGTCAGTCTTTGTGAAGTCGCAAGATGCGTCAGAAAGAACGTCAGTTAATGCCATCTTCTGCATTACTTGTTTAAATTTAATATTTGGTAGAATCTCTACTCCACCCTTTTCGATTGTTGGTGCGCTTAATAAAGCAGCAGCCACGTACTTACCAGCAAATTCGCCAGCGTAAGTCGTTGTAATTGAGGTAATTGAACCACTTGTTGCCATAATATAATTATTTATTTATTTATTTTTTCAAAAATTGAATCCAAAGTTGTTCTTTTACGTTTAGAAGAGAATTTGAATACTTCCTTTTCTTCTACATTCTCTGGATTGTGTGTAATTGGTTTTGTCGCTGCTTCAACTTCTTCCGTTTTTACGTCAGATAGTTCAACAACTTCTTCTTTATTTTCTACTTTATCAGTAGCTTCTTGAATTTTGTTTTTAGATAACAATTCAACTTCTGCTTTTAACTCTTCGTTTTCTTTTTTCAAAGCTTCGATTTCAGTAAAGAAAGTTTCTTTAACGATTGATTCAACGGTCTTTTTAACAGGCTTCTTTTCATCTGCCATTTCTTCCTCTTTATCTTCGTATCCAGCTTCCTCTTCTTTTACTTCTTCCTCTTCCTCTTTTTTCTCCTCTTCTGCTTCTTCTTCTGCTTTAACTTCTGCAATGATGCCCTCTTCTTTTACGATAAGCAAACTTCCATCTTCCATTTTATACTCCCCAACAGGTAAAGCAATTTTCTGCTCATCTTCTGTGATAATAAAAATCTCTGCTTCTGCCTCAAAAGCATCTGCCTCAACGGTTGTTACTCCATCCTCAAGCTTTCTTTGCTCAAGTTCAATTTGCATTCCAAGTAATTCTCTTACTTTATTTAAAACGGTGTTTGTATTCATTGTGATATAATTTAAGTTATCTACTATAATAACTAAATAATTAAGTATCTGTTTCCTTTTCGCCTTGTATTGCTTATCAGTTGGCGTTTTGGCAATCTGTACAATCAGAGTATAAAGTAAAAGAATTAACGTGTAAGCCACTTGAATTAATAGTAGATGAGATAGTATAGCATCCGTCATAATTGCTATTGTGAAACCTTAAATAATATACTCCACCGATATCTAACGTACCCTCGTGTATATGTATGTTTCTTTCTACACTTGAACTGCAATGCTGCACCTTGTATTTAGACGCTCCAACCTCTACCTGTTCGCCTGTAATGTTTCCTATTCCTTGCGCCCATAAACCACCATCACAACAATCTCTTGAGTATGTTTGACCATCTTTGCATAGACAGGCACGTTTGCCACCTAATCTTCCCGTTCTACTTGTTTTCAATTTCTTTCAATTTAGATTCTGCCCAACGCTTACCAGCTTTACCACCCCAAAGTAAGTATGAGATATATCCACAATCCTGTTGGTCGCCTTTCTCATAATATTCTTCTGCTCTACTCAAATAACTAAACATTCTTTTTATTGTTTCAACAGATACGGCTTCCTTGTTTGCTAATTGTTGCGCTCTTACCTTACCCACTTGCGTAGCACATTTGTTGTTTACTTTCTTATTTAGCTCTATGCCTCTTTTAGCGTTGTTGCTTACTGCTTGTGGATAGTCTGCATAGCTTTCTGCTTTGATGTCTAACAGGTCTTTTAACGCTTCTATAATTTCTTCCTTTTGGTCATTACGTTTTCCCATCTCATAACGGTCAGCGAAATAGCCTTCTATACTGAATCCCTTAACCTCTCCAGATTTGGCTTTCTCATATAGTTCATCGTCATCTATCTTTGCCGATACCATCCAAGTACCGACAGGTACATCCATACCATATAGCGCAGTCTTATCTTTGTCCGTGTTTTCAACAATCCAACTTTCTACGATTGTTACACCTTTAACCTTATCCTTATGCTCAAAGGTTGCGTTTTGATGGTTAGACTTTTTAAAGAATAATTCAGACGCCTTTCTAACCGTTTGTTTACTGAAATATATATAGTACTCTTCATTCTGTTCGTTGCGTCTGTATATGCTCTTGTCTGGGATAAGTGCTGCTCCCATAAGAATACGCTTCTCTGCATCTATTTCCTTAAGTTGTAATTCGTGTTTATTTAGTGCAACAAAGTTACTTTCTATCGCTGGTTGCTCTACTAAACTTATGGCTTCTATTCCAGAAGTTTCGTCTGATTCGTCTATAATTAGCTCTATTATCTTCATACTATAATAACTAAAAAATGGTTAAAGTGTTGCGTTTTGAACTCTGTTTCTATCTAATGCTTGGCTTGTAGTTACCTCTCCACTCACTACAAAAGCTTGGACAGGGGTCTGTTGTAATTGTGCGATTTGATTTATGCCACTATCTCCGACTACGTTAAAGCTTGGTGCAACTGCTTCGCCACCACCAGCACCACCTGTATCTGTTGGACTTTCTACATCTCCACCTCCTGTAAATTGTTGTGAAGCAATACTTGCTATTTGAGCAGCACCAGCAACACCAATACCAACTGCATTAGCTATTCTTAATGATTGAGTAGGTGTGAAGTCAGTAGTCTCTGCGAATACCTTTGTAATCGCTTGTGCCGTGTTTATAGTTGCTTGTGCTATACCTACTGCCTTTTGAACTTGAAACGCTCTCTTCTGTTGCTTCTCATTTCCTTTGGCAAATAATGCAGCGATGTCATTAATAGCACTCAATCCACCCTGTACAACGCTTATTTTATAATCTTCTAAAGCTTTAGCTTCTGCCTTTGATTTATCCGAAGCCACTTTGTCTTTGTCTGCTTTTTCTTTTCTAAATTTATCTTCTATTGCAGCTTGGTCTATTAAAAATTGTGCTTCTAATTGTTTTGTAAGTTCTGCATTATCTTGTGCAAGTAAATACTTTGCTTCATAACTTTGTGACAAAGCAATTATTTCTGCCATTTGCCTGTCTTTCATTAAGTCAAGTTCTAACTGAAATAAAGCATCTTCTTTTTTTATTCTTTCTTGATTTGCTTTAGCTTTTTCTTCATCAATTTTTTTGTTTTTCTCTTTTTCTAAATCAACGTACTTTTTATTAATTACTTTTTGTTGTGCAAGTTCTTGCTTGTCATAAAGGTCTTTTAACGCTGCTCTTTCTTTTCTTGTTAGTTTCGTGTTTTTCTTGGCATCTTCACGAAGTCTTCTAAACTTATCTGCACTTATCGCTAGCTCTTTCTCTATACCATCCTCTAGTAAAGAGTTCTCAAGGTCTTCTATTTTTCTAGCAGCGTTTAATCTCTCTTGAGCATAATTCTTGTAATTGCTTATTCTTTCAGTATTAGTTACGGCATCAAATACTCTTAATTTCCTTTCATTTTCTTCTACGTCTCTAAGTCTACCTTCGTATAATACTCTTGATGTTGATGCTGTAAATGTATTATTTTTTTCTGCTAAC